ATCAAACAGGGTCTGAAGGTGAAGCGTATGCAAAGCTTGACGAGTATGAACAAGAGCAGGCAAATCTAAAAAAACAATTAAGTATTGTTAAAGAAGAACGTGAATGTTTACAAACTGCTGCTATACTGTTGAAAGATAATGGCATCAAAACCAGAATCATTAAACGGTATCTTCCTGTGATGAATAAACTCGTCAATGAGTATCTTCAGAACATGGACTTCTATGTTAACTTTACTCTCGATGAAAACTTTGAGGAAACAATCAAATCAAGATATAGAGACATCTTCTCTTATGAATCATTCTCAGAAGGAGAGAAAGCTCGTATTGATATTTCTCTTCTGCTTACTTGGCGTGCTGTTGCTAAACTTAAAAATAGCGTTGACACTAACCTCCTTATCCTCGATGAGATCTTTGATGGATCTTTAGATACAAGTGGTAGTAGCGAACTTGGTTGGATTCTTAGAAACTTTGATAAGAATACAAACGTGTTTGTTATCAGTCACAAGGAAGGAATGGAAGAAAAATTTGATTCTACCTGGCATTGCGAAAAAATTAAGAACTTCAGTTACGTCAAGGAGACAACTTTTGAAGTGGCACAGGAGGGGTAACACCCTCCTTTTTTATGGTCTATACTGACTTCAGTTCAAGCGAAACCCAATGTCCATCAACCACGAAGTCAAAGGCAACCTTGCCAAACTGCTTGCCACAGAGAACCTTGTGATTGAGCACAAGAAGGTCTCTACTGCATCCTTTGACGTAATTAACCGTGTTCTGGTGCTCCCTATCTGGGACCGTGCTTCAAGCACCGTATACGACCTCCTGGTGGGTCATGAAGTGGGACATGCGTTGTATACCCCTGCCGATGATTGGCGGGAATGTCTGACTCAACCTATCCCTCCCGACTATGTGAATGTGATTGAGGATGCTCGTATTGAGAAACTGATGAAACGTAAGTATCCTGGTCTTGCTCGTAGTTTTTACAACGGATATCAAGAACTCAACAAGTCAGATTTCTTCTCTATTGCTGATGAAGATGTTTCTGCTATGTCTCTTATTGATCGTATCAACCTTCACTTCAAGGTTGGTGCGTTTGCACTGATTCCTTTTTCTGAGGATGAGAAGCACTTTGTTGAGATGACTGAAGAGGCAGAAACTTTTGCTGATGTTATTCTAATCTGTGAGCAGATTGTTTCTTTTCTCAAGGACAAGTATAAAGAGGAACCGATCGAAGTTTCGGTTGATCGTCAAGAGATTATGCAGGGTCAGGGTGGACAATCTATGTCTGTGGATCTTGATGGCGATGAATCTTCTGATGAACCTCAGGAAAAGAAAGAAGAAGGTGAAGAGCAACAGGATGATCAGGAAGATCTTTCTTCTGGCAAGAAAGGTGGTGGTCCTATTGAGGAAGAAGTTTCCAAAACTCAACGCTCGTTTGATTCTGAACTTGAATCTCTAACTGAAAAAAATTCTAATTATCACGAGACGGATTACGTAGAAATTCCTGAGTTTAATATCAATAGGATTATTGCTGACAACACTATGCTTCGTGAGTATCTGAATAATAATTTTCGTATTCAGCAATCTAACTTTGGTAATGATGTGTTTGATCAAACTGATAATTACTACCGCAGTTATAAAAAAGAATCTTCTAAGGAAGTGAACTATCTGGTTAAGGAGTTCGAGTGTAAGAAATCTGCTGATGCTTATGCTCGTGCCTCCACTGCTCGCACTGGTGTTCTTGATACCAAGATGCTCCATACTTATAAGTATAATGAAGATCTTTTCAAGAAAGTTTCTATTATTCCTGATGGCAAAAATCATGGTCTGATCTTTATCCTTGACTGGTCTGGATCTATGTGTGATTATCTTCTGGACACAGTTAAGCAATTGCTTAATCTTGTGTGGTTCTGTCGTAAAGTTCAGATTCCTTTTGAAGTGTATGCTTTTACTTACGAGTGGAACGATCGGTATGCTGATCCTGATGCAGAATATGACAAAGAAATTTGTGAAAAGAAAGATGGTCACATCCTCATTCACAATCGTTTCTCTTTGATGAACTTGCTGACATCAAAAACCAATAGCAAAGATTTTGAGAATGACTGTCTGAATCTCTGGCGTCTTGCTATCCGTCAGAATCGCAAGAGTTACTGTCGTCATAGTTGTCCTGCTGGCATGGATCTCAGTGGCACTCCATTGAATGAAAGCATCATTGCTCTTCACAAAATCATTCCTATGTTCAGGGACCAGCAAAAACTTCAAAAAGTTAATGTGGTAATTCTCACTGATGGGGATGGCAATGGTCTTCAGTATAGTGTTGATGTTCGTCGTAAGTATGGTCGTGATGTAGATTATCTTGGGCGTAACACTATCAATGATTGGAATGCTCTTCGTGATCGCAAAACTGGTCATGTTTATCGTAACTTCAAAACCGATCATCGCAATGGGTTGACTACTGTTCTGCTTGAGAATCTCAAGCACAACTATCCTTATGTCAATTTGATTGGATTCCGAATCCTTTCTGGTTCTGAATTTAGTTATTTGTTTAGGGGTGTTAATGAACTCTATCGTTATGGAGATGATCCCAGGATTTCTGCTGCACTTAAAGTGTGGCGTAAGGAGCATTCGTATGAATTCAATGACATTGGATACGATGCTCTGTATACTCTTGCATCTTCCAAACTGAACCAGGACATCTCGTTTACTGTCACAGAAGATGCCAGCGATGCTCAGATCGGTAAGGCATTCCGTGATACAATGAAGACCAAGCGAACCAGCAAGAAGATCCTTTCTTCGTTCGCTACCCTGGTCAGCTGAGCGACTGTCCACTCCACCCCAATCTGGGGTGGAATCACCTCTATAA